ATTGGAATGAATGACCACGCAATTGATTCTTTAAGATATGTGGCACTAACTTACCTACAAGGTGGGTTTGGGCAATACTCCTTTTCGTAAGGTACTTTCTATTTTTTACCTATTTAAAATAAACTACAACAATTAATTTATGAGCAAAATGGATTGGAGCTCCGTGTCCGTATATCAGTTTCAACAATTGGAACAACTTAAAACAGATGACAACTTTGAGGCTATCGTTAAGGTAGTAGCAATTCTATATAACTTGACTGAAAAGCAAGTAGATGCAATGCCTATGAACGAATTTAACAAGAAGTGCAAGGAGATTGAATTTATATATAAAGAGCAACTACCGAGCAAAACTTGTAAGTATATCAAAGCAAATGGCAATGTTTATCGTTTTATTCCAGATATAAGAGAGATAAGAGTGGGTGGGACTGGTAGATATATAACAACTAAATACTTCCAAAGAGATGTAGTTCAAAACTTACATAGGATTGCAGCTTCAATGGTAATGCCACAAAAGAAAAGCTGGTTTGGGTATAGAGATTTAAAATACCAAGACCAAGACCACGATATATATGCAGAAGATTTGTTGAGTGCATCAATCGTAGAGGTTTACGGAATGGTTGTTTTTTTTTGCAAAGTATATCTAAACTGGATGGACAATTCAAAGGACTATTTGGAGAGCCTATTGAAAGCAGCGAAGATGAGCCAATCCGAGTCCGAGAAAGTGGTAAACGATTTATGGACACTTATGGCTGGATCTATCAAGCAGCAATTGTTGCCGAACACGAAAGAGTAAAATTGGATGAGGTATACGATATGCCGGTACTTCAATTCTTAAATAATTTAGCATATTTGAAAGCGAAACAAGATTACGAGCAACAACAGATTAAAAATTTAAAATAAATGGCTTCAATATATTCATTTGGCGAAAGTAAAAAGGACTTCCTCACAACCGGTAAAATGGATGAGGTAGATACTTTATTAGCTACTTATGCCCAAATATTTATTGAGTCAGCACAAAGAAACTTAAGAAGCCAAAAAAAGATAGTAACTGGGGAGCTTATGAATATGACTTTTGATGTCAAATTTATGGGCAAAGGATATGAGCTTACATTGGGATATCCTAAAGACAGTAAAGCTGCAGAATATTGGGACTATGTGAATAAGGGTGTTGCTGGATATGGTAAGCAAATAAGTGGGAGTCCTTATAATTTTAAAAGCCCATTTGCAAATAAGAAAATGGCTGGGGCTATTCTTATGTGGATTAGGAGAAATTCAATTAGACCAACTGAAAAAAAGAAGCTATCTGGCTTAGAAAAGAAGAGAAAATCAATAAGAAAATTAGCTACTGAGGCTAATAGTGTTAAGCAATTAGCTTATGCAATATCAACTAAAATAAAACGAGAGGGTATTAAGCCATCTAAATACTTTGACAATGCTTTAAGGTTATTTAATTCAGCTAAATTTAAAAGTGATTTAGCAGAAGCAGTAGGCTTTGAGGTGCAAGTAGTAATTAAAAATTCATGGGAAAATAAATAAATATGCCATCAATATTACAAGGAAATTACACAGTAGGGCAAATGAGGTCATTATACAGACCTTTAATTCATGCTTTTGGAGAGAATACAGTTACTCCTTTACCTTATTCTTATAACAGATTTATATTTGATATTTATATCAACGGAGTAATGGTTTTAAGAGAGTTTAAAGCTATTACTTTTGATGCTACAATCTATGCTTATATAGACGTATCTCCTATTATAAAAAACTACATTTCATCAACTATAAGCACTTCATATCCAGCGTTTATACAATATCAAGTTAAATGTGGGGTTGAGGACTTAAGTGGGAATATAACTACAAACGTAGCTACAGATACTTCAATAGCTTGGTATGGTTACCCATCGTTTAGTAATGACTCTTTATTAACTGATTTAGGGTTGGTTTCTTATGCTGGTGCAGCTCCTTTGTATTTAAGTACAAATAGGTATAGAGTAATTAATTCTTATGGGAATTACTCGGTTTATGTTCCTATATTCAAATCTCAAACCTATGTAGGAGGTACAGTTAATTTTGGTACAATAGCAAGTCCAAGTACTTATACATTTAATGACTCTTTAAATGCTGTAGGTGTTTACAATGCTAAATTAACAAGCTCAATATTATTTGGAGATGCAAGTAAAGTATTATTTGATGTTGATGGCGATGCTTTCAATAATGTACTTAATAATACTACAGTAAATGTAAACTTCAATTGCACAAAGAATAATCCAGTAATGATACACTTTCTAAACTCAATGGGTGGGTTTGAGAGCTTCTTATTCTCTGGCGTTAATCGTGTAAATACAAACATAGAGCGTAATGCTATAAATAAATTAGGATTAACTACTACTTTGACTGCAAGTGGTTTAGATAGAGGGGTAAATATTAGCCGAGTAGCTAATTCAATAATAGCAGAGGGCAAAGTCAACTACAATAACACAATGACTCATAAAATGAGGTTAATAAGCGACTATGTTAGCGAAACTGACTTTTTATGGTTAAGAGAATTACTTGCTTCTCCTTTAGTTTATGCTCAAATAGATAACAATACAACCATGATACCTGTTACAATTGAAACAAGCGATTGGGCAGAGAAAAAGCAAGGGGCTGACAAGATATTCAATTTAGAAATAGATATACTTTTAGGAACACAATCAAGCCAATTAAGATAATGGTTACACAAATATTTGTAGAGGGTTTTGAGTTAGATTTAACAGATGATATAGCTTGTGAATTAAGCTATGTTATAGATGATGTAAAGGACTTTGGTAGTAAAAATACCAGCTATTCAAAGACAATCGTAATACAAGGCACTCAAAGGAATAACAAGGTTTTTAATCATATCTCCGAGCTTGGTAGATTTTTAGCTATTGAAAATGTAAATACTCAAGCTCCAAACGTAAATGAAAATTATACTGCAGCTATTGGAAGCAATTGCATTATATTAGTAGATAATATTCAAATCTTTAAGGGCAAATTAAGGGTTTTAGAGGTTGTTAGATATGCTAATCATGTAGAGTATGAATGTGCAGTATTTGGTGAATTAGGTGGGTTTTATTACGAGTTAAGCAAAGGTGTTACTGATCCTATTTCAAATGTAAATTCTGGGACAAGATTACTTGAGCAATTAGATTTTACTGATTTAGACCATACATGGAATTATACTAATATGGTTGCTTCTTGGACAAATAGAAATACAAGTCCAGGTGTCGGCTATTTTTATCCCTTAATTGATTACGGAAAAGTAGCAGAAAATGCAACAAGAAACCATTTTTATGACCAGGCATTAAGACCGGCAATATATGTAAAGGAATATATAGATAGAATATTTAGCTCGGTAGATTATACTTATGACTGTTCATTCTTTGAGTCGGACTTTTTCAAGACCTTAATTGTTCCTAACAATGATGATAGGTTAAAAGTGTTAGTATCTCAATTGTTAAGCATAAGTACTTTAGAGCCTCCTGCTTTTAATGTAAGTGCACCATATCCTTATACTTTGCTATGGTATGCAGGTACTTTTAGAGATTTTAATTCAATAGGAAGTGGGCAATATCAATATGTTGGGGCATCTTCAATAAGCAATACCGAATTTAGCTTTTTTATGAATATGTCAATTGTAGGACAAGGTTTTTATACTGTTAAACTATATAAAAATGGGCTTGAAATAGCAATTTTAGATTATTTTCAAACTTCTAATCAAGGCACTACAAATGATCCATATAAATATGCAAAATCATTAAGCACAAAAGTTAGCATTGCAACAAATGATATTTTTAAAGTTGTAATTGAGTATCTTCCATATGTTGGCGGTTTGATTTCTACAATTAGATCATATTCAACAACATGGCAAATTAACACTCCGGTTAATGTAGCAACTCAAGCATTTATTGATGATGAACTTTCAATGAATTATTGCGTACCTAAAAACATTAAAATAACGGACTTCTTTACTTCAATATTAAAACTATTTAATCTTTATGTGGTTGAGGATAAGTTTATACCTAAAAGATTGATTATCACTCCGTATATAGATTTTTACACAAATGAGGCTTTAGATTGGACTGATAAAATAGATAGAAGTCAAGAGATTAGATTGAAGCCTATGGGCGAATTGAACGCAAGGGTATTTAATTTTAAATTCAAGAATGATGATGCTTACTGGAATAAAACCTATAAAGAAAAATATAACGAGGGTTATATGGACTTTACTTATGATAGTGAGTATGAATATGCTAAAGACAAGGAAGATTTAGAGGTTATATTTGCAAGTACTGTAAACTACGCTCCAAATGGGCAACCTAAAATAGTACCGGCATTATACAAAGAGGGCAACTTTGCAGATGAGAGTATTACTTCAAGCAATATCCGTATCCTACAAACTAAGATGCTGACTGTATCTCATTGGGATATTAGAGATAGCTCCGGTGGTAATTTACAAACTAATATACATCAATTCCCATATGCTGGTATGTGGGAGCACCCAACTGTCCCAGATAATGGCACTTACTTTCAATCGTTAGGTTGGGCATCTCCAAAAGAGATTTATTATACTATTACCGGAACATCGGTAAACTATGGTTTATTTAATGCTTTCTGGAGTCCTTACTTTGCAGAAATTACTGATCCTAATAGTATTATTCTTACTGCTCACTTTTGGCTGACAATGATGGATATTAGAACATTAGATTTCAGTAAAAACATACTTATAGATGGAACTATATGGAGAATAAACAAAATAGACAATTACAATCCTTTATTAAGCGTACCTACAAAAGTAGAGTTATTAAAAGTTATTGATAATACTTTTGACTACAATCAATATGTAGCTGGATATAAAGATAGATTGAATTTGGCTGGTGCATTCTACGAGGGCGAGGCTTGTTTAGTAAATAAAATAAATAATTTAGAACTTATATAAAATGGCAGATAATATAGTAGGCACAAAGATTAATATTGATACATCTCAATCAAAACAATCTGTTGGTAATTTAAAAGAACAATTAAGAGAAGCTAATTTACAATTAGTAGAATTTAGAGATACATTTGGTGAAGCATCAATTCAAGCTATTAATGCTGCTAAAAGAGTTGCAGAAATAAAAGATGCAATAGCTGGGGCAAAAGAACAAGCTGATTTATTTGATCCAGGTAATAAATTTGGTGCTATAACAGTAGCTGCCAGTCAATTAGCTGGAGCATTTGGTGCAGTAGAAGGTGCTATGGCTTTAGCTGGTGTTGAAAGTGAAGATTTACAAAAACAACTTGTTAAAATACAAGGTGCAATGGCTATATCTCAAGGTTTGAGTGAAATGGCTGATTTTGGTAAATCTTTTGAAGTATTAAAAGTAAAAGCAGTTTCTGCGTTTAGAACAATTAAGGCTGAAATTGGGACAACTGGTATAGGAGCATTAGTATTAGCTTTAGCAGCAGCAGTATATTTATTATATGAAAATTTTGATAAATTAATTGGAGTAACTGAAGAAGCGGCTGCAAAAAACAAAGCATATGCAGATACTTTAGAAGAAACTAATAGTGCAGCAACAGATGCTATAAAAAATATTAATACAGTTAAACAAGCATTTGATGCGGCAAAAACTGGAGTAATAACAAAAAAAGATGCTTTAAAAATATATAACGAAACTTTAGGAGATGCATTAGGTAAAACTGAAAATTTATCTATAGCAGAGCAAAGGTTTAATAAAAAAGCAGATGCTTATGTTCAAGCAACAATGCTTAAAGCACAAGCTAATGCAATGTTTGCTTTATCAGCAAAGCTACAAGCTGACTCATTAACTGCTGACCAAAAAGATAATGTTTCTTGGTGGGAGAAAGGACTTGCTGCAGTAAATCAATTTTTTACAAATGGTTTACTAAACTATAAAACTTCAGTAGCATCTTATCAAGCCATTAATACTCAAGAGATTAAAAATGGTATTCAAAAACAAAATGAAATAGTTAATAAAGAGGCTGCTAAACTTTTAAAAAAATCGGAAGATTTACAAAAAAAAGCTGGAATAAAATTAGATGTTGCTGAAGATCCAGAAGTTAAAAAAGAAAAAACAAAACAACAAATATTAAAAGAATTAACAGATCAATTTAAATTAGATAATAAAATTAGAGATGTTAATCAATTAGGAGAATTAAATGAACAATTAAATAAAGAAATTGAAGCAAATAAAATTGCGAATGACCAAATAGCAGCAGATGATGCTTTTTTAAGAACTGAAAGGCTAAAAGGGGATACTCAAGTTGCTAAAAATAAAGAAGCATTAATTGAAAAAGAAAAAGCTCTTGAAAAGGCAAGATTTGAAGAAAGTTTAAAATGGGCAACTACATATGCAGAATCAGCTAAAGGCTTATCCGATGCTTTATATGCTGCTAAATTAGAAGGTGTTGAAAAAGGAAGTAGAGAAGAGCAAGAAATATTAAAAAAGCAATTTGAAACTAATAAAAAAATACAAATAGCTCAAACTATCATAAGTGGTTTAAATGGTATTGTAAATGCTTTAGCTGCTAAATCTGTATTGCCAGAGCCATTTGGAGCAATAGCAAGAGGTGTAAATGCTACTATGATAGGAGCAACAACCGCTGCTACTATATCAAAAATTTCTCAAACTCAATTTGGAGCAAGTGCTGGAAGTATGTCTGTAGCTGGAGGTGGTAATGCACCTATGACTCCTACTGTACCTATTCAACAAACAGTAACTCAATTAAATCAAGGAACAATAAATGCACTCGGAAACCAAGCTATAAAAGCATACGTTTTAGAGAGCGATGTAACAAATTCACAAAATAGAGTAACGAGAATACTTAATTCAAGTCGCTTTAAATAACATTTAAACTATTTATTAATATGAAATATGACTCAAACATTCCATTCTATTACCTGGATATATCAAGCGACTTCTACGATGATAGTGAGGTGGACTTCATCGCACTCGTTGACAAACCTGCAATTCAAAAGAATTTCTTAAAGTTTGCTGACTCATTTAGCGACTATCCGGAGAGCGTAAAAAATACTGCTCAAAAGGTTTTAGATTGGACAGATAAAAATGGTTGGGGTACTTGTGGCACTCAAGTAGGTAAAACAAGAGCTAATCAATTAGCAAATGGAGAGCCAATATCTTTAGATACTATCCAAAGAATGTACTCATATTTAAGCAGACATAAAGTAGATTTAGAAAGTTCTAAAAGCTATGAAGATGGTTGTGGTAAATTAATGTATGATTCTTGGGGTGGCGAAGCTGCTTTAACTTGGGCAGAGAACAAATTGACAAGCGTTCAAAAAATGAAATTCTCAATCAATGAAGATGAGCAAATCGTTTCTGGTCCGTTAATGTTAAGTGATACTCCAATATACAGATTTGATGCAAACGGAGAGTATTATGTGGTATTCAATGCAGCTACTATTCAAAAGATAGTACAAAAATACTTCCAAAAGGGATATCAAGCAAACGTAAACTTAATGCACGATCCAATGCAAATAGTAGATGGGGTTACTTTATTTGAGAGCTTTATTACTTCAAAGAAAAGAGGCATACAATCAATGGTCGGATTTGAAGATGCACCGGAGGGTAGTTGGTTTGGTAGCTTTAAGGTAGACAATCCAGAAGTTTGGGCATCTATCAAAAACGGAGATTTCAAAGGTTTTTCGGTTGAGGGTTTATTTAAGTATAAAAGACCGGAGGAGATGAAAGCAGAGCAAATAAAAGCTCAAATTAAAAACTTACTTGACCAAGTTAAGTTGCACTAATGTATTTTTTCACTAATTAAAATAAAAAAGTATGAATCCAATTGATTTTGTAAACAAAGTGAAGGAGTTATTTAACGAAGCTCCAGCTACAAAAGAAAGTCAAGCTAAATTTGTTGAGTACACATTAGATAATGGTACAACAGTTAGCATAGACAAATATGAAGTAGGTGGTGTTGTTACTTTAGCTGATGGAACTTTAGCACCAATGGGAGAGTATATTTTAGCAGATGGCACTACTTTTAAAGTAGATGAAGCTGGTGTTATTTTAGAAATTTCATTGCCAAAAGAAGAAACTATTGAAGAAGTATCAATGCAAATTGATGAAGCAATGGTAACTGAAATGAAAGACAAAATTGCTAAACTTGAAGAAGAATTAGCAATGATTAAAGAGCAATTATCTGGAGAAGTTGCTAAACAAGAAGAAGTAGCTTTGTCTATGTATTCTAAATTTGAATCAGCTATTAAAGATTTAGCTTCTGCAATTGAAGGATTAGCTACAACTGCAACTGCTGATCCAATTGATGCTCCAAGTAGCTTTCAAAAAATTGAAAAGAAAAACGAAAAAATCAATCGTTTTTTAGAAATGGCTAAAAAAGTAAAATAATCAAATAACAATTTAAAATTAAGAAAAATGGCGTTTAACGTAAGTGCTTTATCAAACTACACTATTGAAAATCAAGATTTATTAGTGTCTGCTGCTGTATTAGGAGCAAAAACTGCTACTTTGATTAAAAATCAAGGTAACGTAATGGTAGGTGTAAAATCTGCTGAAAAAATTAACATCATGGATACTGATGCAGTATTCCAAGCTGGTGGAACTTGTGGCTTCAATGCTTCTGGTACTACTACTTTCACTCAAAGAACTGTAACTATTGGTAAAATCAAAGTTAACGAAGCTCTTTGTATCAAATCTTTAGAAACTAAATATCTTCAAAAAGCATTACCAGCTGGATCAATGTATACTGAAATGGTTTATGCTGAAGATTATTCTAACTTAAAAGCTGCTAAAATTGCTGCTCAATTAGAAACTGCTATCTGGCAAGGTGATACTGCTTCTGGTACTGCTAACTTAAACAAATTTGATGGTATCGCAAAATTAGCTGCTGCTGATGGTACTGTTATTCTTGCAAATGCTACTCCGTATATCTCTGCTGCAGTTACTACTGCTACTGGTATCGTAGCTTCTAACGTTGTTGCAATCTTTGATGCAGTTTACAAAGCTTTACCGGCTGAAATCGTATCTAAAGATAGCACTAAAATCTTCTGTGGTCAAGACGTATTCCGTACTTATACTATCGCATTGAAAAATGCTAATATGTTTAACTATGCAGTAGACGTTAAAGCTGATAGTTCTTTCTTCTTACCAGGTACTGCAATTGAAGTTATTGCTACTCCAGGTTTGAATGGTACTTCTAAAATCTACTCTACTAATTTAGAGAACTTATTTTTAGGTACTGACTTATTGAACGAAGAAGAGAAATTTGAAATCTTCTACGCTAAAGAAGCTGATGAAGTTCGTTTCGTAAGTGAATTCAAAATGGGTGTGAACTATGCGTTCGGTACTCAAATGGTTGCTTTCGTATTAGTATAATAATATTATAGTGAGGGATTAAGTTCCCTCACTTTTCTTCTTTTTAAAATTTTAAATTAAATAAACATGGCTTGTGCTTTAACTCAAGGTTTCGTATTAGATTGTAAAGAGTCGTTAGGTGGTGTAAAGTCAGTAAGATTTGTAGAATTTGATAATGTTGCTTCAATCGCTTATGCTGCTGGTGTTGCTACATTAACAATGGACGCTGGTAAAAAATTCTGGCTATATTCTCAAGTTCGTGAAACTTCTTCACTTACTGAAACCATTACTGCTAACGTACAAAACGGAACTATATTCTACCAACAAGAAGTTGTGGTAGTTTTAAACAAATTAGCTGCAGCAACAAGAAACGAAATCTTGTTATTGGCTAAAAACAGATTAATGGCTATCGTTGAAGATATGAACGGAGCTTATTGGTTAATAGGTGCAAAAAATGGTTTAGATATTACTTCTGGTAATTCTGCAACTGGTACTGCATCTGGCGACAGAAATGGCTACTCTTTAACTTTCCAAGCAATGGAAGCTGATCCAATGTGGTCTGTATCTTCTGCTGCTATCGGAGCGTTGACTAACTAAAGGTTGTTCGTAGTTGTATATAAAAGAGGGGTGGTTTTTACCACTCCTTTTTGTATTTTTAGAGGTTTGCCTATTTACTTATAGAATGGTACTAAACGTTGACAATCCTACTAATTTTATCTTCACTCTAAATGAAAAAGAAACGAGTGCATGGGCTTATTGGTATTTTCAGTTTACTAATGTGGTTACGAAGCAAGTAATAACTGTAGTAAAATTGAGAAGCACCGATTTGAGTCCTTATCCTAATAGATATAATGAATTCCCTTATGCTTTTTTCAATGCCTTAACAATAGGGCAATGGAATTATTTAGTATTTGGCTCAAATTCTGGAGTAGCTACAACCGGTCAAGAATTAGAAGTTGGTTTAGTAAGAGTAATTGACAATGATACAGTATTTACAACTAACGAAACATTAAATACATATGTAGTTTATGGATAATTTCAGTATATTAACATTTGCAGAGGCAAGACAACCGGACTATAAAGAGAAAAAGGGAGTAGGTTATTATGAGTATGGTCATATGAATGACTACCCAGAATACTTATTAGATCTTTATAAGAAATCTGCAAAACACCAAGCATTAATAAAAGGCAAGATTAACTATATCTGTGGCAATGGCTGGAAAGCTGGTGATGCTTACGGAGAGCTTTTTATTAAACACGCAAACCAAGTAGAAACACTTGAGGAAGTAACTAAAAAGATAGTAACTGATAATGAGCTTTTCGGTGGGTTTTATCTTCAAGTTATTTGGTCAATGAATGGCATGATTTCGGATATTTATCATGTAGATTATTCTAAAGTTAGAACTAACAAAGACAATACTGAATTTTGGATTAAAGACAATTGGAAAGATAGACACGAAGAGGTTAAAGTATATCCGGCATTTAATCCTAACTTCCCTAAAGGAAGCCAAATCTTATTTGTAAAAGAATATAGAGCTGGAATTAGCATTTATCCTTTGCCATCTTATTTCGGTGGGTTGAATTATATTGAGAGTGATATTGAGGTAAGTAAGCACGTTTTAGGCAATGCACAAACTGGCTTCACTCCGAGTAAGTTAATTACTTTACCAAACGGAGAGCCTAATCCAGAAGAGAAAAGAATTATTGAGCGTAAGTTTGAGAACAAATTTACCGGTAGTGATGGTAAGAAATTCTTATTGTCATTCGTTAATGATGTTTCAAGAAAACCACAAATAGATGATTTAGGTGTTAGTGATTTAACAAAAGAAAATTTTAGTCAAGTAGATGAGCTTATTAGAACTAATATTTATGTAGCTCATCAAATTACTACTCCGGCTTTATTTGGTATTGCAGAGCCTGGTAAATTAGGGACAAGACAAGAGATGCGTGATGGATACGAGATATTTAAAAATACTTATATCAATTACAAGCAAAGGCAAATAGAGGCAGTTATTAACATGATAGGCAGTTACAGAGGTGTAAAAGAGCCAATGTATTTAATAGCAGTTGAGCCAATAGGTATTGAATTTGGAGAGCAAACAATCGCTGCAGTAGCACCTAAAGAGTGGATATTAGAGAAATTAGGTATTGATATGAGTCAGTATCAAACACAACCACAACAAATGAGTGATGAGTTTATATTTGAGGAGTTTGGCGAAGCTGCATCTAATTTTCAAGTATTAAAAAAGAAAGCGAGATTTGATGAGTATACCGATTATGAATTGTTTGCATCTATAAACCAAACTAAAGCTGATATACTTGACTTAATAAGCAAGGATAAAAGAATAACTCCAGAGGTAATTGCTGAAACATTAAATTTAGACATTGATGTAGTTAAAAGCAATCTTGAAGAATTAATTAAAATTGGAAGTTTAGCAGTAGGAATTGATAATGGTATAACAATACATGAATTAACTGCACCAATAGATGAATTAACTAAAATAGAGCCAGAAACAAAATCTTTCATGATTAGATACTCTTATGAGTGGAAAGATATAGTACCGGCTGGAGAGAGAAATACTGCTGCACATCCAAGTAGAGAGTTTTGCAAACGATTAATGTCTTTAGATAAATTCTATTCAAGAAGTGATATTGAGCAAATTAGTGCAAGATTAGGTTATTCAGTATGGGACAGAAAAGGTGGTTGGTGGACTATGCCAAGTGGCGAACATTCTCCAAGCTGCCGACACGAATGGAAAAGCAATATCGTAATGCGTAAAAACAAATAAAAATGAGCAAGAACATACTTATAATTAGTCCTAATTCAATTAAAGAGCGTAGTGGTTTAGCTGGTAACGTAGATGA